GAACCTTTTTGATAAAGTGTATGAGAAAGCTTCTAACTTTTGTCAAAACATTAAATTCAAATGGGTAAAAGGTCACGATAAGGGCATAGAATTCGATAGTCAAATGAATAATCTTGCGGATAAACTTGCAGTTGAGGCTAGTAATGAAATCAGCTAATTATGAAATACAAGAAAAGACTTAAGTATCTCCAAGGTAAACAACTTTGGTGGGATAAGCTAGATCAAAAGACAAAGGATACGATGACTCGTCCGGGTTCAATTAAAACAAAATGATCTGGATTATACTATTTCTGGTATTGATAGGTGTTATAATTTATACAGACGCTACATGTGATTTTAATAAGAAATTAGGAATCATATGGTATACTTTTAACCGCAAACGCAAATATATTGTGTTATGGGGAGAGAAGATTTAATCAGTCTAATAAATGAGCTTAATACCTTATGTGTAGATTTACACAAAGATTATAAGATAAACTATGGAGGATGTTGCTTTGTTGCATATATCCTAATGAAGAACTTTGAATTAATTGGAATACAAACAGAACTCGTAATAGAAGATAACGATGATGTTTGTGATGAAAATGACGTGTATAACAACGTTAAAGAACGTAGTCAATATTGTAATGGTTTAGGATGTGATACCTGTTCTCATTACTTTATATATGTACCAGAAGTTAATCTTTGGGTTAATACTGGTGATTGTTGTGTAGATGATATGCGTTATGTTCCTGATTTGAATTCTAAGGATCTTCATTGGATATATAAAACAGGCAGTTGGAATACTACGTTTTCGAAAAGACATCGTCCTATGATAGGTAGAAAAATCAAAGGAGTCTTTAGAGAATATGAAGGCTTATGTGAAAAACGGGATAGCTGTCGGTGTTCATGATAAGTTTATATACCATGTTGAAATATGGGTTGCCTGGAAAAATGGCATAGCTTTTCAAGACGAAAAATGGTATGCTTGTGATCATCCTTTAAAGTTTAAAAAGAAAGACAATTTACTTAAAAGAAAAAAGTATAAACTACTTAGGTTTATAAACTTAGAATTCGCACCTCGAAGCTATCTAGAAGCAAATGGTTACCATGAAGATGAATAAATATTTATACTTTATTATCATTGCGATAGCTTCATTCTTGTTTGGATACGTTCTAGGTAAACGTAATTGTAAAACAATTACCGAAGCCATTCCAGTAGAAGTTGTTAAGGATTCTATTATCCGAGAAACAACCATCCAAGAAAACGAAGTTATCAAATGGAAAATAAAGAACGTCGAAAAACAATATGATAAAGAGGTTTCTACTATTCTGTCTAATACTGATAGTGCCAATTTTATCTACTTCTCAAACTATATCAGACAGTATACTGATAAGCAGCGAACAATTGAGGACAACTAATCTTATATTTGCTGAACATGCAAAATTATTTGATGAAAATGCCCTTTTGAAGACTCAAGTTGTCAACTTAGAAAAGGTTGATAGTATATGGCTTCATACCGATTCTATAAGAAGAATCGAGATAAATAACTATGAAAATACTCTCAAACAAAATGAGAAAAAAATTCGGAGGTTAAAAAGACGTTCACAGATCTTTGGAGTAATATCCGGTGGATTAGTTATAGCTATTGTATGCCTAGCACTGTGATGTTTAAAGATCCTGATGGATTTCATTACAAACATCCTGAAAGAAGTTGCAAGCATTGTACAAAATATCCTTGTCTTCCAAAAATGGAATTACTAAAAGGAAATTTTGCTGCATATGGTTGTAAAGAATTTGAGGATGATAATACCTTCGAATTGTGACAGAACAAACTTATCGAGCCAAATTTTTAGCAGAAAGTAGAGACTGTCAAGGTTATACCACTTATGTATTTGAAAACTTAGAAAGTGATAATTGGGTTAACAAATATGTAATGTGTGTTCGTTTCCCTAATTGGGACCAAAGCTCCTTTAATATAGGGGATATTGGATTCTTAAAAGTAAGAAGTGTTGAAGGGGGTAAAGATGAATGGTATGACGGTACAAATTTTAATCATTACAGGTACACTAACGATATTTTTATGAAATTCGTTTTAGAGAAACCGCCTGTAGTTATTAAAGAAATTATTTTAGATTAAAAAACTTAAAGATTTTAATTATGACGTAAAAGAGAAAAATTATTTATGGCTGGTATATTAGGCGAAAAATTACAAGAGAAGTTGGCTGAAAGGGCTAACGACATTACGACTTATGTTTGGAAAGGTCCAAAAGTAAATGGAGTTCAAGAGGAGATCAAACTGGTTGATGCTACTTTTGAACAACTTCAGAAATTTTATGAGCACTGTGAGCAGATGCTATATAATACCGATTCTAAGTATCCTGGACGTATTACCTTACAAAAGATTGTTGATGACCAGATACAAAGATGTCGTGCAGAACTTCTCATTCGTTGGCTTCGCTCTGAAAAGCACTACACCAACACAAGTTGTCTAGAAGATTTAAGAACAATAATTCACAATAATCGTGAAGTTCTTAATAACGAAACTATCAAGACTCACCCAATAAGTGATGTTATGAGCGGTCTTCCAATTGAATTTGAGAGAGTACCCATTAGTTTAGTTATGGACGCTTGTCTTGATTCTTTGGGTCAATTCGATAATTCTCATTTAACTCTTAGTTTCATTGTAAAGATGGGATTATGGTTTACAAACCAAGAGATGCAGAAGGATTTATATCGAAAAGATCCGACTACTGGAAAGGCTATGAATCGCCTCGAAATTGTAAGTAAAGAATTACGTTTAAATCCTTCGATTGTACTTAAGGTTAGCGATACCGGACTTAGCTTTGCTGAATTCCGTTCTATGTGCCGTCTTAAGAGAGATAAGTATGCTAATTTAACTAGCGATCAATTAAGACTGCTTTCTAACAAAGTACTATATCGTTTCCAAGACCAATGTGCTAAGCAAGCACAACAATGGCTTGATAAGGAAGAAGAAATTAAAAAGGTCGCTGAATCTAAGGGCTGGGATGTCACCCATTCCATAGATGCGTGATCTCTTCGAACCTATTTCTCGAGACGAGAGACAGGCAGAATCGGTTCAAAAGTGGTTAAACGCTAAAGGTAAAGGAACTTTAGAATGTTGCACAGGGTATGGTAAAACCCGATGTGCTCTTATAATTATTAAGAAACTTCTTAAGCGATACCCGACTATGAGAATACTCGTAGTTGTACCTACAGAATTATTAGAAAAACAATGGTTAGGTCATATAGAGAAATACTCACTACAATTGAATGTAGAGGTAATGATTATTAATACAGCATCAAAAACAGCATTACAATGTGACCTTCTCATAATAGACGAAATACACACTGCAGGCGCTAATCAATTGATTAACGTATTTAAGTCAGTGAAATATAAACTTATCTTAGGTTTAACTGCCACTTTTGAAAGATTAGACGAACGACATAAACTTATTGCTAAATACTGTCCAATAGTAGACTCCGTAACTTTGCAAGAGGCTCAAATAAATGGGTGGGTATCCGATTATAAGGAATACTTGGTACTGATTGATGTGGATGACATTAATATATATCAAGATTATAATAAACAATTCACCGAGCATTATGAATTTTTTAACTTTGATTTTAATTTGGCAATGAGTATGGTAGGTAAGGATGGTTTTAAGAACAAATTGGCTTATAGGGATGAGCTTTGCAAAGGAGACGATTCTCTCAAAAAGGATGTTCTTAAAGCTATTAATTATCATGCTAATGGTTTTATAAGAGCTATACAAGCAAGAAAAAAGTTTGTCTATGAACATCCAGAAAAATTACGATTAACAAGGGAGATCATAAAACATCGTCCTAACAGTAAAATAGTGACTTTTAGTGCTAATACTAAAATGGCTGAAGCAATAGGGGAAGGATATGTTTATACTGTTAAGGAAGGAAAGAAAAAGAACCGAATGACTCTTGAGGAATTTTCTACTATGCCTAGTGGTGTATTAAACACCTGCAAATTAGCTGAGGCTGGTATGGATATTCCTGGATTATCAGTTGGAATAATGTTAGGAGTTAATTCTAGTAAGACAAAAGCACAACAAACAAGAGGACGTGTTATAAGAAAAGAAGGAAATAAAACCGCTGAGTTTTTTACCTTAGTAATAAATGACACAATAGAGAGTAAGTGGTGGCAAAATTCTCACAAGGATGATACTAACATTATAAAAATTGATTCTGAAAACTTGATAAAAGTTCTCAATGGGGAACCTTATGACACATACACAAAGAAATTGAAAAACTATACATATCGTTTTTAAATTATGGAGACTTATTATACTAAGAAAGAATATAATGAGATGAAATCCATTCTTTCTCGTAAACTAAAGCAAGCCGAGAAAAGAGTTGCTACTTTAGAACGTGACTATAAGTTACTCGTCGAAAAGTATCAAGCTCTTTACAATGAAGCTTATCCTTTAGAGGTAGAAATTGACGAGACTCCGGTTGAAGAAACTGGTGAAGAGATGGAAAATTCCGTAACTGAGGCTTAAGGTCGTAACTGACGAAACCGTCTCAGTGTATAGATTAGTAGTTTACTATTTAATTCTATACACGTGAGGAATTTAGAAATCGAACAACAACTCATATTTTGTGAAAAATATGGAATAAATCCCAGCGAATTGTTATTGCTGGAAATCATTTTGTTAGCTCAGGAGGATGATGAACCTGAGTTAGTCCAATTATACTTTAAGTCAAGAATGTGTGCTAGAGGCAATACTATTGACCTCTTACAAGGGCTTAAAGATGCAGGAGTAATTTTAGCATCATATAAGATACCCCAAAAAGGAGAAAAATTTGACATTTTTTCTGTTCCTATTAATAAGAATCTTGTGAAAGATTTTCATAAGTCTTCTTTCGAGATGGGAGTAGAATTGTTTGAAACTTATCCAGTTTCAACTGTTGTCAATGGTGCTGAATATAAACTCAGAAGAATTAGTAAGAAGTTTGATTCTCTTGAAGATGCTTACCGTGCTTATGGTAAAGCTATCAAATGGAAGCCCGAGATCCATAATAAAGTAATCGAACTTATTAAAGCAGGAAAAGAAGGTGGTTACAATTTTACTAATCTTGGTGACTTTATAGTTGATCATGATTGGTTAAATATGGAAGCCATTTCCAAAGATGGTATCATGTTGGATACTAATACTACTATGTTATGACAATTGCGGAAAAAATCCGTAATGAAGTAGATAGAGGTAGATTAGGTCTTAATCAAGGTATCTCAATGGGTATGCCTAAACTAGAAGGTGTTATAGATGGAGTTACTAAGGAAACTTATACTCTGATTATTTCTAATTCTGGTGCAGGTAAAACTTCTTTTGCTTTGTATGCTTATGTGTATAAACCATTAATGGAACACTTGGATGATGAAGATTTTAAAGTTCTTTATTTCTCATTAGAAATGAATGAATTATCTTTATATATTAAGTTATTATCTATCTATATCTTTGAAGTGTATGGAGTAGAACTTTCTTATAAAGAAATCTTATCTAAAAAGCGTGAATATATCTTATCTGATGAACATTATGCATTAGTAATGGAATGTATGCCTTGGGTTGAGAAAATTAGTAAAAAGCTTGAAATCTATGACAAGTCAGTTAATGCTGCCAAAGTCTATGCTATTCTTATGGCAAGATTAAAAGTTCTTGGTAAGTTTGAAGAAACTGAAACCAGACTAGTTTATCATCCAAATAATCCAAATCTTATTTATGTTGTGGTACTTGATCATATTGGCTTAATCTCCCCTACAAGTGGAAGTCTTAAAGCTGAAATTGATAAATTATCATCTTATCTTGTAACTCTTAGAGAAAAATGCCTTATTAGTCCTGTAGTTATTCAGCAGGCTAATAGAGAACAAGGTAACATAGAAAGGTTTAAACAAGGTAAAAGTGCCTTTACAATAAATGATGCTAAAGATACCGGTAATACTGTTCAGGATTGTAATGTTATGATAGCAATTTATAATCCTTACAGAGATGGTTTAAAGACATATAAGAAGTATAACATAGAAATTCTCCAATCCAATTTCAGAAGTATTATGGTATTGAAGAATAGATATGGTGATTGTGATGTTGAAATTGGTTGTAACTTTTTTGGAGGAATTAATCTCTTTCACGAATTGCCAAAACCAGATGAAATATACGATTATCAACGTTATACGGACGCTAATTACCTATTAGAAGGAACAGATGAAGTTAAAGAAGAAGATAATTCGACAACTAACTTTGAATTTGTTTTATAATATGGCTGCAGAAACAATTGCCCTTGTAGGAGAGTCTGGTACTGGTAAGAGTACTGCTCTTAGAAATCTAGATCCACAAGAAACTTTTATTATTTCTACTACTGGTAAACCATTACCATTTAGAGGATGGAAAAAGAAATATGTTCCCCTCAAGAAAGATGGAGAGAACTGGGTAGGTAATTACTATGTTAGTTCTAAGTGGGATGCCATTATTAAAATCCTAACCATTGTCAATAAGAAAATGCCTCACATTAAACAGGTTATTATTGATGATTTCCAATACGTACTATCTTATGAATTTGTAGATAGAGCAACTGAAGCTGGGTATACTAAATTCTCAGAATTAGCTCAACATGCTATGGAAATATTAAGATATGCAGAACAGATGAGAGATGATTGTAAAATGATCTTCTTAACTCATTCTGAGAATGTTGGAGACGCAATGAATCCTAAGTATGTAATAAAGACTGTAGGTAAATTATTAGCTGAGAAGGTAACTCTTGAAGGCTTATTTACTTATATTTTCTTTACTAAGGTAACTGAAGGTGATGATGGACGTATGCAATATAAACTATTAACTAATAGTGATGGTACTTGTATTGCTAAGACTTCTTATGGAATGTTTGACGAAATGGAGATTGATAATGATTTAGCAGAGATTATTAAGGTTATTGACGAATATAATGAAGGCGAATAATGAAGCTTGATATTGTTATGCACTATGAAGTCGATGAGACTACTGGTGAAGTAAAGTTTATTGGAAAAGATGAGATTACAGTTGACACCGCTGCAAAGAAAACTTCTACCACTAAGAAAACAGCAGCTTCTAAGGTAGATGATAATCCAGAACCTCTGATTACTCTTGAAGCTAGCAAATTGGTATTAACCCAAGGTGCAGTAGACGCACTTAATCCATGTGAAGATTGTCGTATAGACATCAAGTATAAGAAGAGGTCTGACAACAAGTTAGTTCCTGTGATAGGAACTGATGCCGCCTTTGGAACTAAGGCTGGAAACAAGTTAACTAAGTCTAATACAGTAAGCTATAGAGGCGCTGCAAACGATAAGTTATCTGCTTATGGCACTGTATTTAAGTTAGAGCCTACTGATGAAGATGGAATATTCTTTATGATAGGTGACAAGAAACCTGTAGAGCCAGAACCTCCAAAGGAATTAGTAGATATAAAATCAGAACTTGATATACCAAGTTTAGAAGATTTAGAAAACGCAGATGACACCGAATTAGGAAATTTTGATTTTAATCTATAATAATTATGGCATTTCAATTTGGTTTTGACGACAAACCCGCAGTAAGAAATACTAGACAGCAATTAAAGCCCTGGAACATCTATGATGTAAAGTTTACAGGTTGTGA